GTTTGGTGAAATCGACACGCGGCATTTCGATTGTAAGATTAAGCGCTGTTGCTAGCGCTTCACATTCTTTGAACAGCGCCTTGGTGATATCCAGTTGGCTCATTTGATCCTCCGTTTCAATTCTTCCACAACTTCGGCCACGGTTTGCGGCCAACGTTGAACAGCCATGCGCAAGAATGCATCTTTCGCTTCACGGTATCGCGCATAGAACGCTCTCCAACCGAACCAGATGGTTCCGCCAAGTTTCATTTGTGCGATTGTGACTAGCGTGTTGCTACTCACTTCCGAACCATCGTCATAGTGTTGAACGTCATTGGTCGGGCGGCTCGGACCGGACGGCATCCCGGTTAGGGACGCCTGACCGCTGTTTCGAAGAAAGCCGGTATCAACTCGCATCCGGCCACCTTTGGCAACCGGGCGTTGCGCAATCTCGATTGTTCGTTTGGTTGCTTCCTGTTGAACCGCAACCATTCGCGCTTCGCTGATTTCAACGAAGTGCTCAACCTTGGCAACAAACTTGGAATTATCGGGTGTTGACATTAGCCGCAAGTCATGCTAGGATATGATCGTTCAATCGGATCAATGGAGTTGATCGAATGGCTATCACAATCACTCAAGGTCGCCCGGTTAAATCGCACAATGGGCAACCTTACAGCACTCGGATCATGGGAAAAACTATTCCACTCATAGATTTGAAATGGTCGGAACTGACGAAAGGCGAACAGCATGCCGTGATGCATGGCGATGCTTGCGGCCATCCGAGCAACCGTCCAAAATCGATCAGCGAAGCTCGCAAGTGGATTTATACGGTTCGAACAGACACCGATAAAATCCACGGTTATAATCCCGGCTGGTCGTTGTCGTTCTGAACTAATGGAGTTGATCGAATGCAATTCGTCTATGATGATGGTGGCCGCGCCGCCGCTGGTTTCAAAGGCAAGACTGGCGATTGTTGCGCTCGCGCGATTGCCATCGCAACCGGCAAACCGTATCAGGAAGTTTATAATGCGTTGAACGAATTCGCCAAGCGTGAACGCACCGGTAAGCGTAAGCGTAGCGTGAGCAACGCGCGAACCGGAGTGTACACAACCACCGCACGCAAATACCTTGCCAGCATCGGCTGGTATTGGTTGTCTAAGATGGATATCGGAACCGGTTGCACGTGCCACTTGAACGCCGCTGAACTTCCCAAAGGGCGCATCATCGTCCGCTTGTCCAAGCATTATGCCGCTGTGATTGACGGGGTGTTGCACGACACTTATGATAGCTCCGCAACCGGGGATATTGGGGAAACCATCAATGGCGTCGCCACATGGCGTAAGGCTCCGGATCGGTGCGTTTACGGCTATTGGGTCGCGCCCGGAGCGTGAGCAATGATCATCATCACCGGCAACACCAACCAGCATCTTACGTTGCTCAACCAGTATGCCCGTTGGGACCGTCGCAAGGGTCATTGGTACGTGTCGCATTATCCGCCCGAGTGGTTGGAAGAAGTGCGCAAGCTCCCCGGTGTCGTCATCACTGAACGCCCGCTAGAAAATCAACATCCATCTTAACCCGACAACGGCAGTTGATCGTTTCCTCTGGTCCCGCCCCTAAGCCGGTGTCACCGGGGAACATCAATCGTTGACCGCTCGGTGTGACAAACGGTTCATCTAATCCGACCGTTTGTCCCTCCATTTCCAAGTGACTGTGACGGGTGCGACCATCGTTGCCGGTGCTATCCCATATGCGCTTGACCGCACTCTGTTTGATAGAACCTTGATCTACAGCCTGTCGAAACGCTTCATCCTGCGACTTGTTCAACGATGTTAACGCCTCGGTGCGTCCAATCGTTTCCCCGCGCAATTTCAAGAGGCTGTTGGAATAATTTCCAGTCAGCTTAGTGATCGTATCACGATCCAACGCAACGCCGCTATCAATCGACTTCTGAACAGTTGCGTCAAACCGCTTATCGCGCCGCTCACGGTTGAACCAATTGGATGCTGTTTCCGGGTCCGCTAACTCCGCTCGCGCTCGCGCAACGTAGCGCTCTTGTGGCCCGCTCAATCCAATCACACCACCAGTGCGTCGCCCGGTTTGCGGATCGATCCGGCCAACCAAATCGAGCGCGACTAAGCGAGGGTTTTCACCGGCACGCATTCCTTCAGTGATCAGATTGCGGATGTTGTTCGTTTGCTCATTCGTGATCCGGGTAACCATTGTTGACGAATGATCGCGCAACCATGCTTCAGCGCGACTGTTGCGGATATCAAATCGAAACTCTGTTCTAACTCCCCGGCTTTGCAGCTTAGGGAATGTACCGGCAACCATAACACCGCCAGTTTCGAACGCCTGTTCAATCGCAGCACTAAGCGGACGATAAGCCGCCTCGCTCATACCGGTTGCGCGAACCGCGCGAACAATGTCACCAGCTTTGATTGCCTCAATAATCTCGTTCAGGATTGCGCCGTCAGCGATATCAGCAATAGCCGCGCGGAACCCTTTCGCAATGATCGGCGCGAATTGATCAATCAGCTTCAGCAATTCACGGCTACGATTAATCCGAGCCATTACATGCGAACCTGAAGTTTATAGACAATCACCGTACCGGACGCGGGAACCTTCTTCACTTCAACGATCCTGAAGCGTTTGCCATCAACTAGAACAGCGTCCTTTAATGTCGGCTCAACACCCTCGGTCGCTTTCATCGTAACCAATAGATCGCCAGCGTTCGCAATCTTCTGTGCGATCAGATAGGCCGATGCACCCTTAGCAACCGCCCCGGTCAACACATGGGATACTTCCACCGGCAAGCCGGGATTAGCGGGCGTCCCGGTGCCCGGTGTGATCTTGATCAGCGTGATTGTCGGTTGGTTGAAACGGGTGAGCAAGTCACCGGCCACACCCTGAAGCTTGCTGTATAGATCGGCCATAGGATCGCCCCGTAACGGTTCGTTAACCCGTAGCCTCTATCGTGGTCAAACTCAACCGGAGTTACCTGATTATGAAGACCCTTTGTGAAGCTATCGCACTGATGCTGTTCGTTGCCGGTGTTCTTGCAATGCTCGGTGCATTATGATGCGTCGGAACGATCCTCACGCGTTAGCGTTGTTCACACACAGCTTGTACGATTTGGGAATGACGACTGATCAAGTCGTCATTAACTTACTTGTGGAATTTACACCCCAATGCCTCGCAGAAAATTTCGACAAGCTGTTGACACCATCCAATCGTTGCACTAGATCGAACGTCATTGAATTCAACCCCGAAAGGAAATACGACAAATGAAACTCTCGTCTCTCATGCTCGGTGCATCGATCATCGCCATGTCCGGAATTGCGTTCGCAGCGAAGGACAAGGGTGGTAGCGGTTCGGCTCCCCCGCCCCCGCCCGCTGGTGAACAGCCGCCCGCTCCCCCGGCTGGTGACAATGCTGAAGCCGCAGCGCCGGAATTCGTCATTGCATCTGCCGCCACTGTGCCGATGCCCACTCCCAAGCGTTCGGGTGCTCGCGCTCGTCAGACTACGTATCCGTTTGACAAGCTCACCATTGCCGAAGGTGCGCAGTTCGGTGATAGCTTCGGTATCAAAGACCCGAAGAAGACTGCGAAGAAGATGGCTTCCACCGTCAACGCTGCCGGTCACCGGTACGATGTTGCGGTCAAGGACGCCAACGGCAACCCGGTACTGAACGAAGGCGCGGAAATCAAGGACGCCAACGGCAACGTCACCGGTCGCGCGCCGGGCAAGCCGAAGATGCAGATGACACGCAAGTTTGCGGTGTACGATGTTGATCCGGCCAAAGACCCGATTGGCGCGAATGTTCGCGTTTGGCGCGTTGCGGTCGGGGCTCCGAGTACGCCCGCCGCGTAAGTCGGTATAGCAGCGGCGGACTGACAACGGCCCGGATCACTCCGGGCCGTTTGTTTTTGTACTTGACAAGCGTTTGAGTGTGTCATAGATAGTGATCATCGAATTCAAACATTGGAGAATATCAAATGATCCGTTCAGTTCTCACCTACAACAACGAAGCCAAAAAGTACGGCTTTGATCACGCGTCCGTTCACGTACCCTTTAATTTCGTTGACGCTAAGAACCGTCGCATTGGTTGTGTTGTTTCGACGTGGCGTGATGAATATGTTGAAGCGCCAGCCGATGCTAAAAGTGGTCACGACATTGAGCCCGGAACGTATTACGTTGCGGTTGTTCATGCTTCGCGCGATGGCAAGAGTTACGGCGCTTATCCGGGCGGTTGCCGGGTCAAGACGCTCAGCGAACGTTCCGCCTATATCGAAAGGCGCATCGCTGATAGCCGCAAGCGTGCTGCGAAAATCGGTGAGCCGGGTTGACACGCAACAAATCGAGCCGGGGCGCATTCCCCGGCAACATTCAAACATTGGAGTGACTGACATGACACGTAACGTTCACCGCTGGCGCGATCAGCGCGAAGCCGCCCGCAACAACCCCGATCCCGCAATCGGTGAAATCGCACCACATCGGTACACATATCACGCTAACACTGATTTTCGTTGGGATGGTCGCAATTACACCGAATGGAAGAAAGCCGTTCCATATCAGCCCGGCGAAATCGTTTATTTCTATCGTGACGGTGAAGAGAAGCGAGCGCTGATCGTTGACATTTTCTATGATCGTCAGAACCGCGAACGTACCGGCGACTTGCGCGAAAAGTACCGCGTCCGATACGAAACCAAGAAGGGCAATTGGTCAAACAATTGGTTGGACGTTCACCCCGGCGACGTTCAGCGCGGTTATCAAGCGGCTGGATTGGCCGATGCTGACTTGAACCGTTGGCATCCGTTACCGGTGTATCCGAACCGGAACGAAACACCGACACACACACAGTTGCCGGGACGGTGAGCCATGAACCTTATCAACGGCACACCCGAAGATATCCGCCAGTTTGTCACCGCTGTTGTCGGACTGGCGGTCAAGGAACATCGCGAAGGGGTTTCCGCTGGCGTTGAAACGACCAACCTTCGCAGCGGCAATCAGATTGCTAACCTTGTCGGTGCTGACAATCGCCGCATCTTTCACGATAAGATGGCGTCAACGATCTATGCACAGACAATCAAAACACTGCGGTGTTTTGATGCTGAGCGCTAGCGCCCAATCGCCGCTAGGTACTGTCGCCGCTGATCACGCGTAAGGTGCTTGACGCTCGGATGGTCATCCATGACTAACCGAGCGATCACCTTTGTATCGTTCACTTGGATAGCCGTTGCAATTACCTTTGCCTTAAACTCCGCCATGCCGCCAAAATGATAATTGATCAGCGTGTGAGCGATGCGAAGTTTCTTGCCAAGGGTGCGGCCTTTCAACTGGTGAAGACCACCGCGAGCTAGTTCAACACCAGCTTGCAAGATTGCCGCCTCGGTGACAATGCCGCGTTGCATTGGAACGCTTGGGGACTTCATAGAGCCTCCCCTTTCAATATCCGAACCAAGTCCCCCGGCTTGGAGTAAAAGCCCGCTAGCGCACCGTATCCGCGAACCAGATCATTGAAGCGAGCTTGCGCCGCCGCTCGCTTGTCGGATGGTATCATATGCCAGCCTTCAGCCTTGGTTTCAACGTTGATGAACACACCAAGCGTTTTGCCCACATGTTCTGGTGTGATCAACATCGGTGCGATACCGATCCAATCCCCCGACTTGAATTCCCGGTTGAATGTTTCGCTATCGTTTCCGAGCCCGAACCTGATCAGACGTCCGGTTTCGTCGGTCAACGCACCAGAGTTGTTGCGCAAGAGTAGAACACCACTCTGCGAAGCTTCCAATACCGCGCGTTGTGCTATCGCCGCTTCAGACATGCTCATGCGATCATCCATCCTTCCACTATTGCGCGCAATGCATCGAATTCAGCGCGCGGTTTGTCTGCCAATGCTGTAGCCACATCAATGCCACCAGTTGCGTGATAGAACCTACGATAGCTTTCCCAATCCGGACGCCCTAGCGCTCGCTGTTGACCGGCCCAAACCGCAATGGCATATGCCAATGCACCTTGTGCGGCGATCTTTTCCATTTGCCGGTTGACTATACTCTTAGCGATAATATCACTCGCGCCATTTGGTATTGGAACCGCGCCCGGTGCGATCAGTTGGGTAGCTCGCTGCATTGCGGCAATCGTTTCAGCGTTGAGCAATAGCAAATCACCATCAACGCTAGCGATAGCACCGCGCCCGCCGCCTTCTGACACTGGCGGCACGTGTCCGCAGTATGGGCACGCTCGGTGAAAGACTTCGTAGGCTCGCGCGCAACCGAGACACCGCCGCAACGGCATGTCATCCGGATCACGGCCAACTTTTGAACGACGTTCACGATTAGCCAGCGTCCATGCGCGCGGCTTGTCGGGGAAGCCGT